AGAGCCTCCAAACCTATTGCAGTATTAGCACCTCCAGTAGTATTAGAACAAAGAGCATCTAAACCTATTGCAGTATTAGCACCTCCAGTAGTATTAGAACGAAGAGCACCTAAACCTACTGCAGTATTAGAATTTCCTGTAGTATTAGAATAAAGGGCATTTATACCTACTGCAGTATTATAACCTTCAGTAGTATTAGAATAAAGGGCATTTATACCTACTGCAGTATTAGAATTTCCTGTAGTATTAGAATAAAGAGTATTGTTGCCTAGTGCAGTATTAGAATTTCCTGTAGTATTAGAACGAAGGGCATTGTTGCCTAGTGCAGTATTGTGATAACCACTGTTTACTGATAAGGCATTTATTCCTAAAGCAGTAGTAGCATTATCAATAATACCTACTCGAACTGTTCCGTTAAAAATAAGACCACCTGTGCTGTTTACTCTTGACTCACTTACTCCTAAAGAAGCATCAGTGATATTGTCTGTGTAAGTAGTAGTAACATTATTAGCAATAGTGGTAACCAATTTCATTAATATAATTGATCCACCAGCTGTCGTACGATAAATTCTTCTGGCAGTAACTGCTGGATCAGAGGAAACAGGAATACCAGATAATACAATTTGTTGAGCAGCAGGACTTATTACTGCTGATTCTAATCCTGTTTCTGTCTCCCCAAGAGTAGTAACAAAACTCACTCGATATTGATAATTTCCTGTAAGATTTCCTGCTGCGCCCAAAGCAAGAGTAGGAGTTGTCGTAGGTGCAGCTACTTGTCCTAAGCGGATATGTCCTTTCTCAATATCAAGTTTTTGTGCAGGAGAGACTGCTCCAAGGCCAAGTCTTTCATTCGTTTTATCATAATAAACTTTAGCTCCACCACATATTCCTTCATCATTAAATTGAACCTGAGTATTTGAACCCCCTACTACTGTCTGAAAAGCAGGATCAACTCCCACACCATTAGAGGTTAAAACCTGACCCACCGTTCCTGCTGATGTGACTTGAACTGCAGCAGTTCCATTTCCAATTAAAACTCCTGCATCTCCAAGGCTTGCTACTCCTGTTCCACCATGGGCAACAACCAGAGGACTAGTCATTCCCATTGTTATGTAGTTTCCACCATCTATCTTTACAAGAGGATCGGTAACTCTTAAAGCACCAGTAGTACCAGTAGCTCCTAAATAATCAGCAATAGCTTCGGTATCAACACCAACCTTTTTGGCAACTGTAGCAATTTGAGACAAAGTTTCCTTCTTGCTCGTGCCTGCCTGATTGATCGGAACTTCATCTGTTTCTGCTGGTGTAACTACTGCTGGCAGTTCAGAAATTTTTTTATTGGCCATTTAATTACCTCCTATCTAATATCCAAGGCATTCTTCCTGAACTAAGTATTTATTATCCTCAGTCAAAAGAAAGCTTCCTTCTTCTGTCAATATTCCCCAGGCAGTTTCCCTGAACCATTTTAAGATAAATTTCATCTAAACACCAATTAAATAGAGATGGCTTATTCTCTCTGTTGTTTGAGCTACTCCAGCATCAAGATGAACCGTGGTTTTTCCACAAATATCTATATCTTGTTCTATCAGGTTTTCGCTGTTTGCCGTTAAAGTTCCACTTTTATAAAGTGTTATCCCATCTTCATTTTTAAGCCTTAAAATAGGGATAGATCCTGCATCAAGAGTAGGTAAAACAAAAATTATTTTTGTTATTCTCCCATTCACGTGGATAAGGGTTGAACTCGAAGATTGTGTATTTGGAATAATTATTTTAATTTTATCCCTCCAAACTGGAAAAGCATCGGGCTGACCAGCCTTTCTTTTATCTAACGCTTCAACTGCCATTTTTTACCTCCTTCTTCCTAAAAAGGGAATATTCTTTTTTATTACTCTTGGCAATATTCTTTCTTGTTCAAGGACTTGTTTACCTTCATTAATAATCGTTTCTGGTAAATCAATCCATTCGTTAATCTGATTGTAAATAATCTGTCTTGTTTTCAATGTTGTATCATCAAGTAATTCATTTGTCAAATCAATAAAAGCCTTTTGTTTGATTTTTTCCCATTCTTCTTTAAGGATTGCCCATCCTGGCATAGTCATTATTTCTTCAATAACTTTCGCCCGTTCAATTCGCTTATCTTCTTTATCCATCATACTTCTTGTCCTGTAAGTCTACGAATCCCCTCTAGGTAACCTTCTTCCATTTCTGGGGCTCTCATTGGTTGTTGAACCATTGTCTCTGTCATTTGCTTAGCCTGAATCTCTTCTAAGGTAGGAATTTTCTTTTCTGGATCAGTAATCCCGATAGCTCTTAATAAGTCAATAGTAATATCTCGTAATTTCGTTGGATCTTGCTGAATTAAAGGATTACTATTCAATAAGCTATATACAATCTGAGCCTTCGTCAACTCCAAATATTTATCTTCTTTAGTGGCAGTCATCACAATGTTATATTGTTTATTAATAGCCTCTATATTTTGTAGGTTCAAAGGATTATCAGGGATATCGAGAATTTCCCTTATCCATTCCCTAACATCCTCGTCAGCTTCTTTACCCCAATACTGTTGATAAAGAGCTAACCTCTGTCTAAATATTTCCGTCATCGCCAAAGACATCCATCGGATATAGTTTCTAAATCCGATGTTACCTTCTCGAATTAAAGCCATTATTCCGCCATATGTTTTATTGCTGGCTATTTCGCTTTCAGCCCCTAAAGAATAATCAGTAATTCGGCCTTTCTTTTGGGCATAAGCTAAGATATTTTGTTCTTCAGTAAAAGAATTGGTATCGGCCCCCGTCTGCATAGGAGCCATCCAACCTATTGCTGCTTCAGTTCTATCTTTTAATCTCCATTGTCTTCCAGGTCCTACTTTATGAAGATTTGGATCAAAACCGCTTGCCTGAGTATGTGTCAAAATAGGGTTTATATAAAGGCTATTCCTATCAGTCCGTTGATTGTGGATAGCATCTAATTCACCCTTGATGTCATAAAGGCTTTCTGGTATTCCCTCTCCATAAGGTTTTCTATGAATAGGTTTAATATATCCTGGGATAATAGGACATCTATTATGCTCATAAGGAAACTTCTCATAACCTAAGAGAGATTTGGATTTAAGATGAATTAAAGCGACAATTTTTTCCTCAAAGCCATCATCATCTATATCATAATTAACATAAACTTCCCAAAATTCTATTTTCTTTTTTCCTATATCCGCCTTTTCTTCTTTTAATTCCTCTAATTTGATTTTGTCTAAATTGTTATAAAGTGCTTTTTCATCCTGTTTTAACTGCCGTTTTAAAAAGTCTTTTGTCCGCCAAACTCTCACAGCAATAAAACTATTATCCCAAGCATCTTGGATTGAGATTGTATCAGAAGGAAAGACTACATCTTTGATATCAAGAGTAGTCAATTCAGGATTATATTTCTTCCATCGCTTGATCTTTTCGGTTACCGTCTTAATCTCAAAATCAACATCTCCCTCAAGAAAAACTTGAGTCTGTAAATCGTTGACTTCTACAGCTTTATTTGTCTCTGGATCTTTAACAATCTCTCCAGCAATCATATAAGCATTAAATTCTCTTGTTTCCTGTAGTTCTCTTTCTTTACTGAAATAGCTTTTAATAAATCCTGTCCCACTCCAAACTGTGTTTTGAGTAAAGAACCAAATCTGTTCATATATCTCACGATGAGACTCCAAATCCCACTTTAAAAAGGTCTTTACTAAATCTCTGAAAGGTTCAGAGGTTTGATTAAGGGCCTTTATCTCAATAGGAGGGTCATAGTCAAATATTCCTTCAATTATTCGAGGAATAATATTATCAACAGTCATCGAAGTTATAGGCACAGACCAATTTGAACATCCTCTCCAGGGCCATAACTTCTCTTCTTTAATATCTCGCCAATCATTCCACCATTTGTCGACTAACTTGTCAAATTCGTTTCTATCTGCAAGGGCTTGAGTAATCCCTTCACAGATATATTTACACAAATTGTTCTCGATATTCTCTTTATCTTTCATTCTGTATATTCGCCTAATTTAGCAGTTTTAACCTCTCCTCGATAAACTTTCCTATCTAAAAAACAATAACGGACATATTCTCCTTTCTTTAGACCATGATCTGGATTTGGTCCAGAAACGGTCCTAACCCTTCCCCCTTTCTTAACGCACCCATCAAATTCTTTGGGCATATTAATATCCTCGAATCGAAGCGACCATCTTGTCAAAAAAACCAGTTTCTCTTTTACTATATCTTCTAATATCTTTCTCCCACACGGTCGTTTTTTCCATTTTGTCAATTATAGAAATACCATAAACGAAGGCATCTGCCCTATCAGGGCTCCTATTTAACTTCTTTTTAGTATCTTGTTTAGATTCTAATTGGATTTTCCCGTTGGAATTAATAACTTTGTAAAAGGGAGCAGTTAATTGCCTCCTTAGTTCTTCATCTTGAGGATAAGGAATTTCTTTAGCTTGAATCTTCTCCCTTACCTTCCACCACATCTCTATACGCTTATTATACCACTGATTAGGATTCTCAGCCGATTCGGCAGAATTAATAAAAATTACTTCCTTTCCTAATTCAACTAATCGGTCCCCAATTCCTTTACCTATTCCAATAGTATCAACCCCTATGGTATTTATATCATACTGATGAGATAAAAGCATAATCTCACCTGTTATTTTCATTGTATCATCATAGTGCAAAATCCTTTGGTCTACAACTCTATATTCTTCAAAGACATAAATAACGCATTCATCACCACCCGTGCTGGGATCACAAGAGATAGCTTTCCTTTTTCCTTCTGGAAAATGGACAATATTCTTTAAATCATCTATTAAATTAGTAGGAATAATAACATAATCAGAAGAAGTAATATCCCAGTTTCCATCTCTATAAGCCTTTAATAAGAAAGGATCATAACCGAAGGCCTTTTCTAATTGCTCCAAATAATTCTGGGGCAAATGTGGATTATCAATAGGTAAGGCACGGATATAAATACCGTCGGGTCTTCCTCCATAAACAAAATCTTCTTTTAGCCAACACTCCGCAGGATTAGCCGTATAGAGCGTTTTATAGGGAGGAATTTTCCCTTTGTAAGTAAGACGCAAAGTCCCTTCAAGTATGCCAACATCTGCTCTTTCTGTTTCTTCGGCTTGATCAATAGCAAAGAAAGCAAGCTCAGCTGAATTAAATTTTTTAATCGTCAGAGTATCGTCAAGTCCGCCATAACAGATTTTAGCTCTATTCTCTATTACTATTTCTTTATCTCTTTCCCGAAAAGTATATGCCTGAGGAGGGATAATCTTCTTCCAGGTTTCAAAGGTAGTGTCCATAAAATCAACAGAACGCTTACGTCCAATGAAACCAATAGGAATAGGCATTGTTGAGGGTGGAAGCTCAAAAAACTCAATTAGACCTTTTGTCCAAAGATAACTCCAAAGACAAAGTAAAAAGGTCTTGGCTCCTCCTTTAGCTCCACCAAACAAAATATCTCTATTTTTTGAATCGGTAAGATATCTCCAAGCTTCAGTTTGCTTTTTAGTTAATTCATAATTAATTTCCATTAATTGTAGTAGTCTCTTTTATTCGAGGGATTAAATCTTCTACAGACTGACTTGTCTGAACCGAGGCTATCTTTTCTCCATCAAACTGATGGATATGAATTTGTATTTTATCTCCACCATAAGCTTCTTTTTGAGGAGATACATCTGGAAGTATTTTTTTAAGAAGGGCTATACCAGCCTGGGTGTTTGAATAGGCCAGATCAACAAAATGGGTTAAGAAATCCATTTTATGCCGTCTGGATGCTCTTTTTAGAGCCAGATCAAGAACTTGCGAGGGAGAAGCCTTAGGTCGCCCCTTGCTATTGGGCTTTCGGATCTCCCTCCGTAAATCTTTCATCTCTTTATCTATTAAATCTTCTTGGAGAGCATTTATCTCTGCCCTCTCCTTTCGGAGTAGCCGTCGCACATCTTTTACTTTCTGAGACTGTTTATAATCTCCAGAAGACTCAAAATCAGTTTCGTTTTTTTTATAGCGATTCCGTGCCATCAATTTCATTATGCAGTATTTTTTAAAATTTGTCAAGTAAAATTTTATACAGATCTGTATATTTTTTAAAAAAGTTTTTTAATGGAGCGTGATGTATAGATAGCGTAAAGATTCTTTACGCCTCTCTTATATCCGTAAAGATTCTTTACGCTCGTAAAGATTTTTTACGCTCCC